CATGTGAGGGTGTGATAGTTTAATACTAATAGTTGGCACGATCCTTGCAATATAAGCGGAGTTGACACCATCAACAGTAAGCGTATGATGGGTGTTGAATCTCAACACCGATGGAGACACCCCAAATGAGTAAGCGAGTCAGCAACAAGCGCAACGGCGGCGGTGCCCGCAGCTATCGCACCCACTTGGTTCATGCCAAGCGAGTCGCCACAAGAGCCGCAGTCATCGCCGAGCAACGAGCCACCGAGCTACAAGAGCGGGCCAACCGCTTCAAGGCACATGTGGCCACGCTCACGAAGGGCGGCAAGGTGGGGCTATTCGAGCGAGCCCGCATGGCGATACGTCGCCTAATCCCCGTGGTGCTGGCACTCGCCAGCACTGTGGGCATGGCCGAAGAGTGGGAGCACACTCACCATGTGGCAAGCGTCACCATTACCGTGGAGCAAGTCACCCGGCGCGAGTTGGCCCAACTGTCGGGCCTTGCTGCCGCCGACGTGCGCAGTATTGACTATGACCACGGCATGGGCTTTTCGGTGTTGCGCATCAACACCAAGACGCGCGAGGCACGTTGCACTATCTATGTGGTGGTGCTCGATGATGCCGAGACTTTGGCCCACGAAACCAAGCACTGTAACGGTTGGACACACTAGGAGCAATGAACCCATGAACACACCCGATGACGTGAGCGATACTGGCATCAATGCATTAGTGGAAAATGGCGAAATGCCAAACCGTGAGATGATGATAAATCCTCACACCATTAATGACTTGATCCCGACATACGCCGACCGCCAACGGAAGCGGCACGCACAGGAAGCAAAGTACCATGCTCAACTGTTGCGCAACCTTCCGAAGTTGAATGATGCCGAAGAGAAAATGCGCCGCGCTTTTCGGCGGTGGGAGAAATACTCGAAACTCTGTGAGCGGCTAGAAAAGCAACTTGACAAGATTGACCGCGAGCGGTTCATAGACTATGACGCAAACGCGCGCGAGGCCGCCGAGTGCCGCGCCGAGGAAAGGTTGGATGACCACTTGATGGGCGACCACCCTTCACGCACGGGATAGCCATGCGCGATTGGATCATAGGGGGAATTCTTTGGGTGCTGGCCTCGCTCGGGATCGCTCCATTTTTGGGGCGGTTCCTTGCGCGGGCCCGCGAAGAGCAAACCAGACCGATAGGAGACAACATGCCGAAGCAAAAAGAAATGCCGATAGGCCCCGATCCTGACAAGGTGGGGGAATCGTGCGATGACCAAATCGCCAAGATTGTGTCATTCTTTGCGATATCAAAGACTGAAATGACAAGGGCTCAAATGGATTACATACGCGGCGCGCTTCGCGTAGTGTATTACGAAGGTTTCGATGCGGGGTGGCGGTCATTCTATGACGCGCTCCCAATGTCGCGATCTTTGCCGAAACCCCAATGAAGCGCAAACGTGGAGAATCGATCGATGCGTACAGGAAAAGGAAAGCGCGCAACAAAGCGCAACGGTGTAGGTGTGAAGGGTGGTGGTTCCCGCACCGTAAAGGTAGCCGCTCGGCTATCCAAACAGAGCACCACCAAGGTTGCACCCGTGAGCCTATTCGTGCGAAGGCTCGGGGCTCTGCAACTCTTGGGCTTACGTCGGACACAAATCACGAAAATCGTGGGGGTGAGCTATAGCGCCATCCATGGCTTTCTGTCCGGGCGCATTAGCCCTAGTGAGGATCGCTTGCGTGAATATAACACCCGCGTTGACAAGTGGGCCGCACAGGCCAAGCGGGTGTAAGAATGTTCTATCTTGAAGATTGGGAGCTACCACAAGCCACCCTAGACATTCTTGAAGATGATGGCCTCATTGACAAGGATGGCTTTATCTGGTTTCCCAACGAGCGCAAGCAATTGCAGCGCGCCGCCTTCAATTCATGCCAGCTTTATCTGCTGTGGATGGTTGAGGATTCCTTCGGCGTGCAAGTCATCAAGATTGGAACGTCAAAGGCACTCGGGCGCGGGGGGTGGCGCGCCCGTTTGCGCAAAAAGCGGCGGGCCCCTGACGGCAAGTGGGTGAGCTATGCCGATTTGTTGGTTGAAGAGCGCGCCGCAAAGTTGCGCGCGGTGTTCCCAACTGAAACTGTCACATTCGATTTTTTGGGGTGGTCAATCCTTCACACCAACTTCTGGATTCCGAAGGGCACCACCTTGGCCGATCCAACGGACCTACACCGAAAGTTTAAGATGGTGCCGAATGCTGCGAACAATTCATGTGCCACTGTGGAGAAAAAGCCCAATGACTAAGCGCAGACCATACAAGCAAGCCCGCGAAATTGTGGTGATAGGAGTTGACAGCGAGACTCAGGCGGGGCCGCCTATTTCGCTGCAATTTCATTCCTACGATCAGCCCAACGCCACCCGAATATTTCAAGTCAATGGCGACAATGCCACCGAAACCTTTTTCAAACACCTAGACAAAGTGTGCAGGCCGAATGTGCATTATCGGCTATACGGGCATTATCTTGAATTCGATATGGTGTCTTTTTTCTGGCAAGTGCGGCGCAAGCTTGTGCCAAATGTTGATAGTTTCAACTTCAATCACAAGCATTGGAACATTGTGGGATGCTACGGCAAGCCCACCTTTGCGCGAATCACCACCGAGCGCGGGCACCTAATAGAGTTGATCGATAGCGCACTATGGTTTCGCGGATCGCTCGATGCCGCCGCCGAGCAATACTGCCCCGACCTTCGTAAGTTGCAGCGGCCCTCGGGGCTTGGCGAGTTGTGGTTTTCGGTGCGCGATGAAGCTTTCAGCGAATATGCTATGCGCGATGCCGAGATCGCGGCGCGCTTGGGGGCCTTGGTGGAGCAATTTCACATCAAACAAGGTCTGAGGCCGTCACTTTCGCTCGCGAGCCAAGCGGCGCAAATTTTCCGAATGCACTATATTGCAGAGCCAATCGTGCAGTGCCCCGCCAAGTATGTGAAGCCTTCAATTCTGGCCTACCATGGCGGCAAAAATAATTTGGTGCGCGGCGCGGCCCCCGCGTGGCACGTTGATTCGGCCATGTATGACATTTCGAGCGCGTATCCCTGGGCCATGACCGAGTTACCTAGTTTCACAAATCACGATGCCTTCAGCGAAGTGTCATTGCCTACCACCGTCAAGGCGGTGCCAACTCCTGGGGTGTATCAAGTTACGGGCCACTTGAGCGATTGTGAGTGGCCGATATTTTTCACCCACGATTTTAAGCCACTTCGTGCTTGTCGCGTTGAGGGTCTTTGGGTTCATGGCTATGAATTGAATGAGGCTCTACGTGCGGGGGAATTCAAGCCCACTCAACGTATTAAAGGGTGTTACTACCAATCCGATGGTGTTGGCGAGTCGGCAACCGCGCGCTTTGCCCGTGACTTCTATCGAAACAAGAGCGAGGCCGACAACCCCATTGACCGATACATGTATAAGATTCTCCTAAACTGTCTGTCGGGGAAATTCATTCAAACTCGCGAGCAAGAAACTATCAACGAAGAGACTGGCCAAGTGGAACGGCAACACGTTGCGGGCGGTCTGTTTCATCCTTTCATCGCGGGGGCTATCACCGCGCACACCCGAGCGGCAATGCATCGAGTGGAGCACGCTTACAGGGCCCACCACACTGCCACCGATGGCATCATTGCTCCCCGACAGAAGGCCAAGGGAGCGGCGCAAGCTGCGGGCCTTCCAGCTTCGGGCCTCGGCAGTCTAAATGAAGAGATGCGAGGCAACGTGGTGCTCCTACGCACGAAGCTTTACATTGGCTACACCAAGGGGGCCGAGGGCAAGCAATCCCGCATCTTTGAGGGTTGGAGAATCAAGAAATACGCGCTCCATGGCTTTCAGGGCTCGGTTGGCGAGTTAGAAGAGATGATTGCCAGTGGCCGAAGGTGGTATATTGCACCACACCGCATTGGCCTACGCGAAAGCATCAAGCATGGCACCATCCCCAATCACTTTGTGCAACGGCAAATGAACCTTCAAATTGGGAAGCTGAAGCATGGCTAAGAAAAAACCGAGCGGCGGGCGCGGGCGACGTGGCCAGTATGGGCGAGGCCGCCCAAAGGTGTTTGGCTCTCGCATCCCTAAAGGTGCCCGCCGTTTCAAGTTGCCGCGTGGTGGTAGGACTATTTATGCCACCGCCGACAAGTATCCGCGTCTTTTTCAATGGATCATTAACGCGGATTCAGAAGATAGTGAATGATCCTAATACTCAGTAAAGGAAAGCATCACATGGCAAAGCAGAAGCAAAGCAACTCCACGGCACCCAAGGGCATGAAAATGATCGAGGGTGGCTACGCCAAATCGTGGAACGTTGAAGAGTTTGACACCATCTCGGGCAAGGTTTCGGAAGGCCCAAAGACGGTTCAACTCACGCAAGGAAAAAAGACGGTGGATCGGCGGTGCATCGAAGTCAAGACCGATGACGGTGAACGTTATACGGTTTGGGAATCTGCCGCCCTCGGCGCGCTCTTCGCGGCTATTGAAGAGCAAGCCCCTTGTAAGGTCTGGATTCACTTCACGGGGTACGGCACGGCCAAAAAGGGCCAAAACCCCCCGAAGCTTTTTGAATCGGCCATCGGCTAACTAGCCATCGGTTGCGGGCACCATCCCCCGCTCGCCGCGCGAGGCCCCCCGCGCGATACAAGTTGGGGGCCACTCAACTAATAGGAATCAACACCATGTCAAACGTTGTAAATCTCAGGCCCTTGCGTGAGCAAGTGGAGCAAGAGCTAAAGGGGGCCTTGGCATCTCGGGCCCTCGCCGATGAAGCCATCACGAAGGCGCGAGCGATGCTCCATCTAATGGACGTTGCACAAGCCAACGGCGGTAATGTTCCCAAGCAAAGCCCGACTGAAGATCGGCGGGACGTATCCGAAGGGATGCCAAGCGCGTGAGGCTCATATGAGCCCACCCGTGGGCTTCGGCGGCGGTGCTTTCATAGCCCAGCATTCGAGCGTGAATGCCCGCCGTCGAATTCCATGTGACCACCCGCGAGCACCCCTTCAAGTCATCCACCAAGCGCGCTTGTAGCTCCCCAGGATTTTCCACCATCCACACCCGAGGGTGCTTGCGATACACCCGCCCAGGCTTCGCCATTTCGTGCGTGAGCCAATCTTCATATCCCCCTGTGTGCCACACGTCAACAAGGCCCTGACGTTTTTGCTCGGCGGTATAGACTTGTCCGATGACCAACACGGGCCCGCCCTCGGTCATGCGCATGGGTGACGCTGGCCACGGTTCCTCAGTGTCGGGATATTCGGCAAGTGCCCCCCAATTTCCGAGTTGAAATATCCGCGTACCGCACTTCGCCCCCGGTGCAAGTGCAAAGGGGTGAGCATCAACACATATCACGCGCGGGATTATCTGTTGGCCGTTTTCGCGCACCACGTCCTGTGCTTGCGGCCATCCCCAGGCCAAGAAAAAATCGGCCCCCGAATCGTTGGAACTAGTTAAGCGATCCCCGTGGCGCTCGATGCTGGCAACGAGTAAATCAAGGTGCGGGGATTTTCGCAGTGCTATCCGTAACGGTTTCATCTTCTAACATCTTTTCAATTTCGGCCATGCGCACTTCAATGCGGGCCTCGCGGGCCTCGGTTTCGTTGCGTAGCTCGGTGAGCCGCGCAGTGGCCTTGCGCAGCACGCGGCGCAAGCGGGTTTGCTCCATGTACAGGGCCCCCATTTCGCTGTGAAGGGCCGCTCGCTCTTCGTGGGTGGTCATAGCATACCCTTGAGGGCCACGGCCTCGGCTAGCTCGGGATCGGCGTCAACGGGCACGGGGGGCTTGTATAGCGTTTGATCGATGGCGGGCCCCGTAGCTTCAGGAGTGGGCACCGAGGGCACCACTTCAGGGGCCTTGGGCGCGGGCTTTGGAGCGGCCCGCATCTCAATTTGTTGATGCACGTTCAAGATGCGGTTTACCACGCTCGTGGCTATGTGCATGGTGGGAAATTTTATCACCTAGAAACCCCCCCTAGTTGTGTGCTCGTTGGTTGGAAGCCCGAGAAACCCCCGCACTCTGCGCGTAACGTCGCGGTCAAACTCGCGCATTCGGTTGGGAAGGTTGGCTATGCCTTCCATAGCCTCGGTGGTCAATTCTCGCGCGGGCTCAAGGAACGGGGTAGCTTCGCGAGTCGTGACCGGGGGCGGCAATATCTCGGGCTCGTTGGCGCGCCTTGCTTGGTCGGCAAGGGGGAAAAGCAAATCAGTCACTTCGGTGCCGTTGATGCCAAAGCCCTGCCGCTTGGCTAGCTCGCCGATAGTTCCTGACACCGCCATCATGGATTGGCGGCGACCATCATATGCTTGGTTCAACTGGTTGCGTAGTTGGCTATAGGTCATAGTGGGCACGTCTTTGTCGCGAAAGCCTACGGGCCCAATGCTGAAACTAAATGAGCCGTCATCACTTTGCCGCAGTGAGGCCCCCGCATAGTCCAACACTGCGCTAGTCACAGCGGGGCTTGCAATCTCGGCCCCTTCGTGCCCTTCCAACTGCGCTGCAATTGCGCCGAAGTTTGCTTGATCGCTCAACAGCGGGCCGAGTATCTGTTGATCATAAAGGCTCTGAATTTCGCCGCGTCTTGCATCTCGCCCCGCTTCGGCCTGTGCATCAATCTGCGCGCGTTGATCTTCGTTGGTAATAGCATATTGTCTTTGAGTGTCCAACACCGAGCCCATTAGCGCCGCTCCCTGGGTGCGTAGCGCGGGATCGGCTGAAGATAAAAGCCGATGCGCATAGCTCGCTTGAGCATCCATGATATCTAATTGCTCAGCGTCTCCCTGGGTGACGGTAGTATTTCGCAATCGCGATGACTGCGCGCGAAACCCCTCATAGCCCACGTTGGCGGTTTCAAGATTTAACGCTGATTGAATCAGCCCTGCGCGGAAATTGGCGTGCTCTTCGCGCGTCATTGGCCCACGTCCCGCCTCGGCGGCAGCGGTTAGACCTTCAAGCCCAGGCGCGTTTTGCACTTGGGAAATTAGGTCATCGGTCAAGTCTCGCTCTTCATCGAGGCCGAGCCTTCCAAATATCCCGTGACCGCCTGTGGCCGCTTCGTAGAAAGCACGAAATGGCCCCGAGCCCCCATGCCGTTCCTTGAATTTTTCAAATGCCATTTTTTATCACCCCGAGGCCGCGCCGAATGGGCCAACCGATAGGCCAAAGCTGCGGCCCTTTGATGAACTTTGCGACGTGCCGTAATTGAAGCCGAATGATTCACTAAGCGAGCGCGCCACATCGGCGCTAGTTGACTGGCCAAATTGCTGCGAGGCCGTGAGCACCGTTGGGCCCCCGAGGATTTGAGCGAGCGCAAGGTAGGGGCTCAGGGATGCATTAGCCCCCGCCGATGACAAGCCCAACAAGCCTGGGAGCGCAGCAAGGCCCGCCCCCGCGCTTGCGGTGCGGTTGCCTGCCATGGTGGTGGCTATGGCATCCCGTTGAGCCTGTGAGGCCCCCAGGATCGAAGCCGAGCCCCGCACGAATTGATTGGCCACTTGCTTGGCGGCAAGAGCCGTATTCACCCCTTGGCGCGATCCCCCGAGGGTGCCTGTAGCCACACCGCCGCCCGTGATCCCAGGCAAAAGTTGCTCGTTGAAAAAATCGCCCAACTCGCCCCCTAGAGCATCGATCTGCGCTTGCGCCGCAGTGTCGGGGCCTGACACTCGCTCGGCCAAGTAATCAGCTTCGGGGCCACCGCCTTGAAGTTGACTCAAAAAGTTGATACCGCCGCTGAAGAGTTGTGCCGCTTCACCCTGAAAGGTCGGCACCATTCCCGATGCTGCCGCCGCTGCCCCCTCGGCACCACCGAAGAGCCTTGAGAACACATCGGCAAAGGCAATGTTTTGAGTGCTTCGCCCGCCGCTTGTGGCCTGGGAGAATCCTTGCGAGCCCGACTCCGCGAATGATCCCGTGACACCGAAGTCAAGTGAGGATGACTGCGAGGATTGTTTAGAGCTTGATAGACCGAACATGTTAGCCCCTTAAAGTTTCACCCACGCCCCTGAGATGCGCGCATAAATTCCCGCCCCGCCGCCTGGGTTCCAGTTTGTGCCATCGGCCCCCACCACGTCGCCATTTTCATAGCGGGCGGGCTCGGCGGCCAAGAGTGCAAATCTGACACCAACCACCGTTGGGCGCGCGAGCACTGAAGCAACTTCGCGCAATTGGTGAGCGAGCCACGCACGAAGGCCACGGGGGGAATCACTGGGAACGGGTGTTGGTTCATACATAGCCGCGTAGCTCGTATTCTAAATCAATTCCCGTTACAACCCACACTGAATCATCTTCGCCGCGCACACTGACCGAGATAAGCTTGCCTTGGGCGCGCACATTCACCCAATCCGAGCCCGCCGTGAAGGTTTGCTCGCTGCCCCATGTAATCGATTCGGTGGGGGCATTGCGGGCCCCGACTCGGACATACAACGTGCCTGGGTTTGAGCTAGTGCGAACATGCACGCGCTTGACAAACTTGAACCGCTCGGGCTCGCCCATTGTTAGGTCATTGCGAATGATGGTGGCCGCCACATCGGTGGCAGTGTCATCATCTTGCAGTGTTAGCACGTCACTGTCGGCACTTGTTAGAAGTTGCTCCACCGCCAATGAAAAGTTGGCGCTGTTCCAATAACTGCCGTCTAAGTCCCAGGCTTCCGAGTCGGAATCCCAACTTTCGTCGGGCGATAGATCGTTGACCGTTCCAACCGCCGCGAAAGTGTTAGCGGTTATGGATCGCACCCCCCAGGAATCAGTGGCCACGCTATATATAAGCACTTCGCTGCAAAACGTTTCGCCCGTTACAGGAAAGGCCAACCACACTTCATTTTTCGAGCGATGATAAACCGCGTATAGATTCTCATAGCTCGATTGATCAAGCTGCGAAAAGAGATAATTTTTCACACGTCCCTGTGCGATGCTGCGCCATGAGATGCCATCGGTAATGACGATATCACCATCGCACACCACAAAAACCCGCCCGCCGATATCTACCGCCGCGTGCCGTGTGAGCGCACCGCGCACACCATCAAGCAAACGCACTTCAAAGATGTTTGGGGGGCCCACGTAGGTAATGCTATAGGTGCCCGACCGCTTGAACACTAGCAAGGTGTCTTGCAGCGGAACCGCGCACATACACGGCCCAGGAGTATCAGCAAGCACCGCGTCACCCGCTTCGTTGGTGGCGGCGGCGGTCCAAGTGCTCGGCACTGTGCCAACCGGGGCCGCATCGCTCCAAAGAATTTGCGATTCAAAATGCCCGCTAGGCCCATCGATATCAAGTGCAAAAAGATGAAACTTAAAAGCGGCGATGCTCTTGCACGTAGTGGATGCAGGCCACCCAGGGAGCGCGGCAAAGGGAGTGCCCACATCGCCGCCCCAATAGCGCGGCACGTCAAGGCCGTTGGTAAACACGGGGAAATTGTTGATTAGCGTTGTGTGCCATTCCCAGGGGCTTGTAACGGGGGTGAGCGCGGCCCCGGTCACGTCATCGGTGTTGCTGGTTTCGAGCGCGTGAACGTCATCGAGCCCGAAGGCTAGCCAAAAGTTTGAGCCCGTGACACCACCAGGGGCTCGCACATTGAGCAAGTGGTAGACCGGATCGAGGGTATTTTGGTCATAGGCTTGCCGCGATCCACCGATGCGCTGCGCGAAGCCATTACGAAAGTTTATGTTGGTGGCCTCAGTGAAAAAATCGGGGCCCACTTCAACGGGTGGTAAATCGAAAGCAAGCCCATGCGTGGGCCTGAGTCTCATTAATTGTTTCGGGTATGTCATGAGTTAGTAAGTGCCCAAGCTTCCGAGCTAACGCGCACGATTCCGGTAGCGGCCTCACGAATGGAATAGGTGCCGCTAACCGCGCCATCCTCGGTCTTTAGAAGTGATGCGCTGCTACTCAATGGAAGCCATGTATCTTGAGTAGATGAACCCGCAGAGAGTGTGCCCGAATCGGTGTGAAAAAATATCTCATAGTAAGCGGCCACGGTGGCATTGGCGGGTGTAACCCAATTTGAATTGGATGGGGTGACTCCCAAGACAATGGTCAACACCCCATCGTTTCCCCACCCCACAACTACGCTAGTGGCATCGGTGCCGCCCACTCCACCGCCAGCGAGCACCCCAGGCGGGCCGCTACTCATTGCTGCTAGTGCGCCGCTCACGAAACCCCCGAGCCACTGATGAACCACTCAGTTGTTGCCACCTTTTCGATGATGGCAACGCCGTGATCGGACAAGGTGCGCGAGCCCGTTGTGCCCGCACCCGCTAGGCTCAACGTGTCGGTGGTGATAGCAATTGTTAGCGATCCCCCGCCGTTGTTCACTATTCTAATGATGGTGCCAACGGGGAAAGCCACCGAGCCGTTGGCCGGTATTGTTATGGTTTCACCCGCGCCGCCCGATGCTTTATATATCACTTTGCCCGCATCGGTTAGCACAAGGGTGTAGTTTCCAGCTTGGGCATTCTGGGGGGTGCCCTTAAAGCCAACTTCGCCCGCATCAGTGTTAGCAGTTGTGATTGCCCCACCCGGCGCGAAGGTCAAAACCGTGGCGTTGTTAGTGGCTAGTACTAGGTTCGCATTTTCGTAGTTCCAAATGTACGCATGATTCGAGCTATCTTGTTGGAACAGAAAACCGCTTGATGCGTTCGCGTTGTGCTGAAGGTAAAGAGATGCGGTGTTGCCACCCGCTCCCTCAATAAGCGAATTAGTGGCAAGAGTCGCGGCACCACCAACTACGAGCGCGCCGCTGATATCTACCGCACCGTTAAAATCTAACAGTGTTGCAGTTAGATCAATTTCGGCCCCCGAGAACATGGCGCGCACGGCGGGGGTGCTAGCATCGGTCCAAATCTCAAAAGTGGATGACCACGAAATGAGCGGAGCGGGCGAGCCCCCTGTAGTGATGCCACCCAATCGGGCCGTGGTTGCCGAGACAACATCAAGGAAGGTATGCACCCCCGTTAATGGAGTGTCATAGGCCCCCTGCACCTTGATGGCATCTCCCACGATAAGCTTGCCGCTGGCCGTGAGAGTGCCGGTTACATCAAGAGTGCCCGAAAGTGTTTGCGATGCGCCCGCGAGCGTGCCCGTGATGGTAGGCCCCGCAGACTTAACAAGCGTGGCCCCCGTGCCCGTGAAGCCCGTAATGCCATCGAGCAAGTTTAGCTCGGTCTGGTCGGCGGTCATCGCCCCCGTTAGATTGGGGAACGTGTTTTTTATGGTGCTCTTGAGCAACCTTAAATGGTCATCACCCTGACTCTTCGGATCGCTCGCGCCAACCGGGTTAGTGATGACCAACCCATTAATGTATGTGGCAACTTCCAAACCCATGTTAGTAACCCCTGCCTGTAGTGATATGTCCAAAGTTATAAGCGGGGAGCACCGAGCCGCCGCCGATCTTGCGCCCAATCATGTTATTGAGCATCTCGGCAGTCTCAAGAAATTTCATCTCGGCATCTTTGGCTAGTTCCAAATCCTGAGTGTAGACATACAGGAAATGCAGCGAGCCATAGACGTAAAGGGCTTCGTGGTAGCTCAGTAGGTCATTGCTTGCCGTGGTTTCAAGCGCATCGGGCCACCCAATGCCCACCAACTCAAATTCGGCGTCAGTGGCGGGCACTCCGCGAAACTCGATGGTGTTGCCACTTATCGCATAGTGCAACACATCGGCATCGGCTGAAATCATGCGAATGCCGTGAAGCCCCACGTTTTCCAGTGCATACGTATCGGCACCGTCGGAAGCGTACACTGAGCGCACTTCCTGAATAGTCGCGGGAAGGTTATAGATTCCTTCACTAGATCGGTCTGACTCATCGAGGGTTAGGCGGGTTTCTTGAGCCCGCACCTTTCGGCGAATCATGCCCTCGGCCAATCTAATGAAACCGGGGGCTTGGCTCGTCAAATCGGATCGCGCCGAATAATCGAGAATCGTGCTTTGCAGGGTGGTGTAATTCAGTGGCATGTTACTTGCTCAACAGTGGCACATTGTGAACCCGGCGACCTTCGGTGGGGTTGATTTTATATTTCTCACCCTCGGGGGTGTTCAAAAATTTCATCCAAGCTTTGCGCGCGATCTGAGGATCGCTCGCGCCTAGCTCGGGGTATTTCTGACACCAAGCAATATAGTCAAGGGTGGGCACAATGAAGGCCACATGCCCCGAGTTGTCGGGGGTTGCGAAGGTGCGCCGATTTTTGCGCATCTCGGCATTGAAGCCGAGAATGCGCTCACGTTCGCGGCCTACCTCGCTCACTGTTTGGCCGCCTTGCGGGCTCGCCGAGCTTTGCGCCATGCCGACCAACCGAAGGCGGCAGTTTGAATCAGGGCCCCCGCCGCCACCATGGAAAAGTCATCGATACTGACACCGCCCTGAAGGCTCACCCCCGAGGCCGTGATTGCGCCACCGATGGCCTGTGCGGTGTGTCGCGTAAGCCCGCTGATCAAAATTTCCTTTAGAAGCTTGCTATTCATGCTCTTCATCCTCGATGTTCAAACGGGTTTCAAGTTTCAATAGTCGGCGATCAATTTTGTTTATTGCCTGCCAAAGCTTTTCGCGATACTTCGTCGCGCTTTGCGCAAGCCCCCAATAAACAAAAGCAATCAACACCATGACCGGGGAATTTTCCGCTAGGACTTTGGCCAAATATTCCATGTTAAATCCCAACACTGAATGGCCCCCAATTCCCGCCGGGGGCCATGGCGGTGCGGTGGATCGATGCTAGTGGCATCCCGCGACTCCGTTTGCTAGGCAGTGACCGCCGTTGTGGGCAGGATATCGCGAATCACCGCGTGCGCGGTTTCAACTCGCGGCATGACAGCGAATGACACCGTTATATCGCGCTCGGTGCTCAACCCGCTTGAGGCCCCTAGGTCGGTGACTTTCCACCCTTCGTGATAGCCCATATCCACTTGGTCGGGATCGATCAAGAGAACATCGGTCACGGTTGCCACGTTGGATGACGTGCCGCCGCCCGTGGTGGTCTGCATGGTGCGATTGGGGATGAACGTCAACAGAAAACCAAAATCGGTAATGACACCCGTGAAGTATCCATTGCCGATCTGGTTGTGTGGCGTATCGCCCGTAATGTTCGCGGTCGGGGTAGCAACCTTAATGGTCGCATCCACGATTTTTTGATTGATGCCCTGCACGAGCGCGGGGGTGGTCATCAAGTAGCGAACATTGCCCCGTGCGTTGAACACGTTGAGCAATTGCGTGGTCACGAAGGCCCAGGATAGAGCCCGACCAACACCCGCCGTTGGCGCATCGGTCACATGAGTGGAGCTATTGTAGCCCCCACTCGCGCCGCCCGTGCCAAAGGAATCGTTGGTAGCGATCCACGCGGCGAAGCCCGCCGTTTTCTGTGCCGTGGTGTTGTTGTCGCCGATGACGCTTGCTTGATGCGACACTGCCACCGCTTCCACGTCTTGCCGAAGAGCCTTGAGGGCCTTATCGGTTTCGTAGGCCAGCGGTTCAACGTTGCCGGCAATCGCCGAGGCTCGCGCGGTGCTCGATACGCTCACGGCCTTTCGGCTGATTTGCGCACGCGCGCTCACGCGGGTGCCAGTAGCGGCGACAAACGTTGAGGGCCGCGAGCCTGCTACGTGGGCATTGCTTAGGCTCGGCGATGCGATTGAGTCATACACCCATTCGGTCTTGTCACTTTGGCAAGAGCCAACCCCGACAAGATTCATAAATGGTGTATCGGCGACGGTCTGAAGGTTGAAGATTTTTCGAAAAACATCTTCGAGCACCAAACCGCCATCGGCGAGGGCCCTCAAATCAACCACGTCAAGCGCATCGGCGGGAAAGGCCATGCCAATGAACAAAAGCCCCATGGCCGTGGGGGCCTCAATCAATCCAAGTGCTACAGCAGCACCGAGGGCCAGCGATAGCAGGCCCATGCGAATGCTGTGAATCGAAGTGCGAAACATGTTAGCTCCTATTAGCGTTTAAGATCGTTTGAGCAAACGCGCTTTGAGGCCCAACCGCGCCATTGGGCGGCCTTTGGCCTTGCTTCGTATTGCTCGGTTTGGACTTCGGCGGGGTGTTGGGCTTGCGCTCGGCCACTCTCTCAAGGGCCTTTTGCACTTGCACAGCACGTCGCCAATTGTCCCGAATGTAGCGCAAAGTGCGATGGTCAAACACCGTGCTTAAGTAAGTTTCGGGGAAACCATACTCTTTTAGATGTTCAACCATTTGCTCTAGCTCAAGCGTGCGCACATCGGGATTTTCCCACTCAGGAATAGCTTTTAACACCCGTGGCCGTTCATCGGCCAAGGCTTTGTTGCGCCGCGCTTCAAGCTTCGCCCGCGCCTCGGGCTTGATAGCCTCGGGGGGCAGCGATGCAAAGATCGCTTGTAGCTCTTGCTCGGCGCGCAAAAATTCGGCTTGCCGCTTTCGGTCATTCTCTTCAAGCTGAAGGGAGCGCACTTCAAAGTCATCATGCTCGGCGGCTAAATCCTTCAGCTTCCCCAGGGTGTAGGGCTCGGCCCCCTCGCGCGAGCTAGGCACCGTTACCTTATATAGCTCGGCGGGCTCGATTTTGAGCAATGCCGCGAGCCCTGCTAGGTCTTTCGGCTTACCCTCGGGGGCCTTCCCTTCGGGTGCTTGCTCTTCGCCATCATCGGCGGCGGGCTCGCCCTCACGTTCAGCACGTAGGGCCTCAGCCAACCGCGACAACGGATTGTCGGGCACTGTGGGCCGCCCCTCGGCGGCGGGGGTGTCAGTCTGCGAGTTTTGCGAGTCTGTCTGCGCGGTCATAAATAAATACCCTCAATGTGTCCAAGGCTCTCACCAAATGCCAGCATTGCTCACGCTTGGCAGTATCGTTGCTCGCTCGCCATGCCATAATTTGCCCCTCGGCAAACTCGGCCAGCAAAGCGCGCAGCAATTCATTGCTCTGAATCTGTTTGGCTTGCGCTATCTGCGCCGCCGTTGGTGTCTTTTCCGTTTGCATCTCGCTTGCTCTTCAGTAGATCAACAGTGGCCGCCCCCGCCAACTTGGCTTCCTCAATTTCCGCGTCAAGTGTTGCTTCCCAATACTTAAATTGGGTTTCTTGGTCGGACTTGTACTTATCGATGGCCGCTCGGACTTGCTCTATGCCCACGGCCTGAGTCATCAAGGCTTCGCGTTTCATCTGTGCTCGCTGTGCCGCCTGGGCCTTCACTTCAAAAGCTTGCTTGGCCTTGGGGCTTTCAGGATCGATGAAGTATTGCTCGGGGTTTTGAACATCGCTCACCCGCGCCCAATCCATTAAGGTGCGATAAAACCCAATCACATTGACTAACACTTCATCCATGCCTTGGCCTGCAAGCTGAATTTGGGAATTCAGAATTGTCATCAAGGCATTGGCTTTCCGCGCTCGCTCGTTGGGGCTCATTCCAACCTTGATGGTGACGCGCTCACGAGCGGGCCACTTGGCGGGAATGGGACTAAACCACTTGCCGTTGCGCTTAATGTTCACAGGCTCGGTGAAGTGCTCGCGCAGAGTTGCATGTGAGAGTAGAAACAGCGAACGCAACAGCGTGCTTGCAAAGGTCTTGGTCATCAAGGCCGCTAGTTGCTCCATAACGCTATAGGCGCGGTCTAGGCCTTGTGAGCCCATGCGATCCCCACCGATCTGAAGCTGCCCCGTGGCCAACTCTAGCGCCGCTCCACCCAACTCGGTGCGCTCGCGCTTTAGAGCCTCGATGTTTTGGAGAATGTTCGCGGTGTTGTCGGGAACCACGAAGGGCATTACCGCTTGTCGCACATCGGCAACCCCCGCATCGGATCGCACCCTAATGGCCCCATTGGGGCGACCATCGCCCACGTCATCAACGTTTACTTGGCCGTCAAGATAGGCCAAGCGATTTTTGGTGACAGTGTTCACATTGTCATAGCGCGCCCGCTTCAGGCCCGTGTGTTCATCTTGAACATGGCGCAGCTTATCGTACTGACTAATGCCCGTGATTCGATGCGGCATTATCAGCACCACACCCATGGCATAGGGCACCAAGGCCACGGGCTCATTTTCCAACACAACATCGGAAGCGTGAGAAAATGCCACCCGCCGCCGCTCGGCAATGCCGTCACCGTCATTGTCTAGGAGCATGTAGGCTTCAAACCATTCGATGCGATCTAGCGAAGCATCTTGAAATTGTGGCGGGGTTGTGACCATGCCGCCCGGATCGCGCGCGTTAGCATCGGGCCTTGATGCGGTGCTGCCACCAAAGGGTTTAAGTTGGTCAACCTTCGTGCGCTTGAACCCCATGGCCAAAAGATCGGAGCGCGAATCAACGTGCCGCTCGCAGCAAAACGCAATGCGCTGCACATCAAAGGATTCGGCATCAACGGGGTAATAGAAATTTTCGGGGGCCACGGCCTCGGCCCGAAACCGCTTGCCTGTAATCTCTTGCCGCGTGACCAGCACCCCCGTGGAGCGGTCATAGCTCACCACTTGCGCGCCCGCATTCTCGGCGGTGGGCTCAACCGCTTCGGGGGCTACGTTGTCAAAGGTGCGCGTAATGGTGCGCTTGTCAGGCTCAACCCACACTTTTACGATGCCATTTCTTGATAGCAACGCATCCTTGGTGGCGGCGGCCAACTCGGTGAAACCGTTTTGCACCTTCATCAAAAAGTGTATGACGGCATCGGTTTCTAGTTGGGCCGCATCTTCATCTTCGGGGCCCAATGGATCGAATTCGGCTATGTTGTCGGTGGTGTAAGCGTCCAACATTTGGGCCAAGTTGGCCTCAACACTGGCCGACACGTCGCCACTTACCACCGTTGAGCGGCCCGTGACTTCATCACCACGCTTGCGCTGTAGGTAATAGTTGAGGGCATCGGTGCGGGCCGATTGGATGCCGTCACTAGACCACCCCGCGCAACCCTGCATGTGAGTTTTAATCACTGCCATTACATCGGTGTCTTTCATCGGGCCCCACCTATGATCGCGCGATCATGCGCGGTGTAGTTTGGCGGTGGGCCCCATGCTGCCGAGTGGTTCATGGTGGCCCCCGCGAGTCTTTCAAGTGCGTCATACACGGCGGCGGTGGCGTCATCTTCGTCGCCATCTTCATCGAGCATCACACCGAGCCCGCCCGTTAACGTGGCAGCGAGCACCGAAGTGGGCGCAATGATAGACCGCTCAAGAAATGACACCGTAGCGGTCTGAGTGGCGCGAGGCATTTGCTTTTGAGGCAACCGCAATCCGTTTATAACGTCATCGGTCACTTCCTCAGCGGCCACCAAGTAGGCATCGCCGAGCACAAGCGCACGGGTGTAACCTTCCAACATCTCGTGAAGGGCCGCATTCTGATAGACATTGCCCCCCGCCAAGTAATACTGATTACCGCGCGTGATGCAGTGAAGCACGGCAGCATAGTCCTTGCAGACACCAATGGCCAAACTTGTGACCGCACCCTTTAACACCGAGTCGGGTAGAGCACGCACGTTGCCAAAGGCTTCAAGCGAATCGAAGGCCCGCGCGTATGGGCCAAGAGTGTTTGGCGGTGCGGGCAAGCAAAAATATTCTTGTTGCACTAGCCGCTCGCTCATTCCCGTTTTTCGGTCGGCCTCGATATCTTCAGCGGTTACTATCCCCGTATCTTCAACAGTCTTGAGCGTCACAAACCAATCAGGGTTGGCGAGTAGACTGTTGTACATTTGCCAAGCGTGGTTGCGGCCTCGGAACGTAGTGATAAATTGCGCCCACCCATGATTGGCACGAAGGATCGGGCGAATGTAGTCATAGGCGCGAGGATCGCATAGAGCCCACTCAGAAAACACAACTCCGCGCGGATTGCTGCCCACCATGCGATCGTAGTTGTCGCTGCCGAGTAGTTGCCACGTTGAACCTTCGGGCAACTCAATGAACATTTCAGTGTTGTTTATTGAAACCGCATCAGGGAAAAAGATATCAATGAACCGCCGCCCCGTTTTGTGGTCTATGCCGTTCCAAATGGCGCGCTTCGCTTGAATGTGCTTCGGTAATAGATGCCAATACGTGCCGACTTCGCGGCGCATGGCCTTTTCGGCAATGTACATGCCCCACCAATCTTTTCCCGCTCGGCGGTGCCATACGTGGTATTGGTCACGCTGCCCCGCCTCGAAAGCGCACTCAGCCTCGGCTTGATGCGAAAAGAGTTTGACCGCTTGGGGAGCGGCGGCCTTGGCCTTGCGCTTGGGCTTGCGGGTTGGCACGGTCTTTGCCATGGGCGCAGTGTAGCAGGCTCGCAAGAATCGTGCCAAGTACCTAACTATTTGATTCCATTGTGAGAAATGGAGTAGTGGTTGCCATCGGGCTTACTGAACCGCCCGCCCCATGTGCAGTCAGGCCCCAGGGATTCCCAATACACCCCCAAAGGCTCGTGGGCCTTAGACGTGGCTTGATAGATGCCATCGATGAACAAGTTAAGATCGATGGCCAACCGTTGAGTGTGCAGACTGTTTGAGATTCCAGCACCGCTGTTGGCGTTTGCTGAGGCTTGCGCCAATGATCTGAAGGCATCACCGAAAGATAGCTCGTAGCCCTGAGCGTAGGCATACTCAATCAGCTTGCCAACCAGGCGCACAAATCTGCGCTGTTTCTCACCCAATGTTTCCATGGTTCACCTTGATAACGTAGCGGGTTTCATCACGTTGACGGCCATCCTTTAGATAGACAACGGGCAATCGCTCGGGCTCGCTGTCAAAGAATTCACCAAGGATTTCATGCCACCAATCGGGCGACTCCTGAATTAGGTGGGCATTCCTACCATCAGGCAGCACGGCCAGCGATGGCCGATGCGGCACTGCTATATAGAGCACCCGTTGAGCAATGCGAGCAAACTCCATGAGGGTGCCGTGCAGTAGCTCGGGCTCTACGTGCTCAAGCACATGAGTTGACACCAACAAATCGGCACTGATTGGAAGGGCGCGCTTGGCCGGGAAGCAAGGATCATAGTCATGCCACACAACTGGCGCGGGTGCGTGGTGCTTGTCTCGCCCCATGACTGAGTTGCCTAGCGTGCCCCTGCCGCACCCATAGTCTAGGACTGACTTGCACTCAAACCTTGTTATTAACTCTAACACTACATCGCGGTGCCTGAAGCCACCGCCCGCCCACCCTGCATGTGAAGCCATTAGCTCCATGTTGAGGGCCAAGTATGCA